AAGCGGCCGGATGGTTCATACCCGAAGTGTGGAAGAAGTGGTGGAGAAAAAAGAAAAAATTATCCAAAATGCGTGCCCATTGCAAAAGCAAGAGCGATGACCAAAGGTCAGCGTGCGGGTGCCGTAAGAAGAAAACAAGCCAAAGCGAATACAGGCCCTACACCTAGTAGAGCTGCAACGTTTGCACCTAAAAGAAAAAAAGCATCTACAGGCGGTAGCATGCAAACATATATTGGAAGAAGTATTAAAGGTGAGTACGGAGGAGTAAATTTATCTAACCCTAGTTATATAAAATATTACAAAGGAATGATTTAGTGAGAAAGCAAGACCGACAACCTCCTAAAACTAAAAAGTATTTCAGACCTACAAAGTCTGGAGCAGGGATGACTAAAGCTGGGGTCGCCCGATATAGAAGAGAAAATCCTGGCTCTAAACTAAAAACAGCGGTCACTGGCAAGGTCAAGCCAGGATCAAAAGCTGCGAAGAGACGTAAGTCCTTCTGCGCAAGAAGCGCCGGCCAAATGAAAAAGTTTCCAAAAGCAGCAAAAGATCCCAACTCAAGACTTCGTCAGGCTCGTAGAAGATGGAAGTGTTAATATGAAAAAAAGTAAAGCTAAAATAAAAAAAGTTATGAAAGGTTTGCAGAAAGCGTCTAAGACGCATGCAGCTCAAGCAAAAACTTTGAAAGGAGTCTTACATGGCGGATCCAAAAAAGGGAACGGGAAAAAAGCCTAAAGGTTCTGGTAGAAGACTCTACACAGACGAAAACCCTAGAGATACGGTTAAGATAAAATTTGCAACACCAGCAGATGCAAGAGCAACTGTTGCAAAAGTCAAGCGTGTCAACAAACCTTTTGCAAGAAAAATACAAATACTTACAGTAATGGAACAACGAGCTAAAGTAATGGGAAAAAATAAAGTTGTTTCTATCGCTAAAAAAGGAAAGGAAACTATAAGAAGAAATGAAAAGAGCAATACTAAAAGCACTTGAAGATAAGTATAATGCACAAATATCTGAAGCAGATGCAACAATACATATATATTTAAACAATTCTGTTGGTATAGGTGAACATCCTCAACACATTGAAGAGGTAGATAAGTTAGTTGAAAAGATTGCAAATGCAGAGGAAAAATTAAAAATACTACAGGAGTTTAAAATATAATGTTAAATGAAGAACTTGTTATAATTAACAAAATTCAAAAACAGTTGAAGGATAAGTATCAATCTGTTGGAGAAAGCATGATGGCAGGTGCTGTTGACAATATGGAAAAATATAAGTATATGTTGGGACAGGCACATGCCTATATAAATATATTACAGGAAATCTCTATCCTGCTAAATCCAAAGGAGCAAAAAAATGATAATAAAGGACCAGACAACATCATCCAATTCGAATCAAAAGAATAAATCAGCACTATTAGATAAGTATCAAAAAGAAGATAAAAAAGAAATTGATGCTTATGAGCGTATCAAAACAAAAGAATCAGCTAAATTACCAAAACCAACTGGATGGAGAATGTTAATTCTTCCATTTAAAATGTCGGATAAAACTAAAGGTGGATTATATTTAGGACAAGAAACTTTAGAGAGACAACAGGTTGGATCTACATGTGGACTTGTTTTAGAAATGGGACCACATTGTTATGATAAAGAAAAATTTCCAGAAGGACCTTGGTGTAAAAAAGGTGACTGGGTGATCTTTGCGCGTTATGCCGGATCGCGAATACAAATTGACGGGGGCGAAGTTAGATTGCTAAATGATGATGAAGTATTAGCTACAATCACCAACCCCGAAGATATACTTCATCAATTTTAAACATAGAAGGAGAAAACTATGCAAGAAGAAAATAAAACAGTTGACATAGACACATCCGGTCCTGATACTGAAGTTGAAATAAATCAGGAGGAGTCTACTGACACAACACCAGTTGAATCAACTGAGACGAGCGATACTAAATCAGTGGAGCCCGTATCGGAAGATAAGACTTACGAAAATGAAAGAGAAACGAAACTTGATAAAAAAGAAGATCAAGAAGAGAAAAAAGAAGAGAAAGATGAATTAAAAGAATACTCAGAAGGAGTACAAAGAAGAATAGCTAAACTAACCAAAAAATGGAGAGAAGCTGAGAGACAGAAAGATGAGGCTTTAACTTATGCTCAATCTCAAATAAAAGCAAAAGAAGAAGCTGAGAGAAAAATCTCTAAGCTTGAACCAGGATACCTTCAATCAACAGAAGATAGTATCACTTCAGGTATACAGGCAGCTCAAGCTAGACTTGCAGCCGCAAGAGAAGCCAATGATTTAAAAGCCGAATCAGAAGCTTTAACTTCAATATCTGAATTAGGTTACAAAAAAGCTAAACTTGAAGAAACTAAAGTTGCTCAAGAAGAGTATAAAAAACAACAATCAACAACACAACCAAACATAAATCTTCAAAGACAGGATGTTTCTACAACTAATCCAGATCCAAAGGCTGAAGAATGGGCAGCAAAAAATGCATGGTTCGGACAAGATAATGCCATGACATATACTGCTTTTGATCTTCATAAGAAACTAACTGAGGAAGAAGGTTATGACCCTTCAAGTGATGAGTATTATTCTGAAATAGATAAAAGAATAAGACTTGAATTCCCCCATAAATTTGCTAATAATGCTGATAAGGGAGATAGTACGACCAAACCTGTACAAACAGTAGCTTCAGCGAAGCGAAGTACAAATACTGGTCGCAGAAAAACTGTGAGACTCACTTCATCACAGGTAGCAATCGCTAAAAAATTAGGAGTGCCACTTGAAGAATATGCGAAACAACTAAAAATCACGAAGGAGGTATAAGCATATGAGTACTGATAAAAAAACTTCTCGTGCGAGTCAAACTAGAGAAAAACAATCTCGACCAAAAGTTTGGGCTCCACCGTCATCTTTAGATGCACCCCCTGCGCCAACAGGATTTCAACACAGATGGCTAAGATCTGAGTCTTTAGGATTTAATGACTCTAAAAATATTCAAGGCAGATTAAGATCTGGCTATGAATTAGTAAGAGCAGATGAATATCCTGATTCGGATTATCCTGTAGTTGAAGATGGTAAATACAAGGGCGTGATCGGAGTTGGTGGCCTTTTGCTTGCAAGGGTACCGGAAGAGATCGCAAAGCAGAGAACAGATTATTATGCAAAAATGCATGATGATAAAGTTAAAGCGGTAGATAACGATCTTATGAAGGAGCAGCACCCAAGTATGCCTATCGATGTAGATAGACAGACTCGTGTAACCTTCGGTGGCTCAAAGAAATCCTAATAAGAATTCTTAACCATCAAAGGATAAATCAATAAATGTCTTAAGGAGGACACAACTATGGCAAATAAAGACGCTGCGTTCGGTTTAAAACCGATCGGAAAAGTTGGTCAGAATAGAGACGCTGGTGGTTTATCCGAGTACGATATAGCTGCTTCGGCTACTGCTATATATTTCAATGACCCAGTCAAAATGAAATCTGACGGAACAATTGAAGTAGCAGGTGCTGGAGGCGCAATACTAGGATCACTAGGCGGCGTATTCTTTACAGACGCAACTACAAGCAAGCCTACTTTTGCGAATCACTTAAATGCATCTAACACTGCAACAGATATTGTTGGATTCATTTCTGATGACCCGTATCAGAGGTTTGAAATACAAACAAACAATACTGGTGCTTCTGCTAAAACAGATATATTCAACGTTGCAGATCTCGAATATACAGCAGGAAGCTCACCGGACTTCGTGTCAGCAGTTGAATTAAATGATTCAACTTTAGCGAATGGCTCATCTGCAACTTTGCAGATCTTAGGTTTATCTAGAGACCCGGACAACAATGATGTTGGTTCAGCTAACGTCAACTGGGTAGTTAGAATTAACGAGCATGAGTTAGACATGAATGTAAATGGAGTATAAGGAGGATAACTATGGCCATTTCTAGAGGACAACTAGTCAAAGAACTAGAGCCGGGTTTGAATGCCTTATTCGGCCTGGAATATAAACATTATGAGAATCAGCATGCTGAAATATACACTACTGAATCTTCAGACAGAGCGTTTGAAGAAGAAGTTATGTT